CACAAGGTTAGGCGCAATCTCGACCCACTTCTCGTTGCCGTCTTTGTCAAAACAAGTAACGGTAAACACTCCGCCTGCAGATGCGTTCTCAGCAAAACCGGTTTTGCGCTCAACAGCGCCGTTAACCGTTTCGCTAGATTTAGAAGTTTCAATGCTCATAGCTACTCCTCAATTAATACGTATCAGCGCACTTGACGCCGTATCAGGGGGTAAAGTTACCGTAAACGTGTTGTTGCCCGCCTGCGTTTTGTCAGACCCAAAATCCAATACAGCAATCGACGCATTACTTCTTGTTGTGTTGTAAATCAAAGCACCGCGTGCCGTAAATTGCGCCGGATTCCACACCGGATTGGAAAAGCTGATATACACCACACCATTACTGGTTGAGTTAACCGTAACGTTAGATAGTGCCTGCCCTCCAGCGGTATAGCCCGTGCCGCTAATTTCATTGCTTGCGGAGTACTCCGTTGTGTTTTCGTTAATATCTGCAAACGCTGTGTAGAGCGCCATGCTAAGCGCATCAGATGCAACGTTTTGCCTTGCATTTACCATGTCGAGCTTAAAGCTCGTTGTTAGCCCTTGCCGAATAGTCATTACGTCACCGGAATCCTAGCCTGCCCACTACGGTACGCATCTTGACGCTCAAGCCCGTCACCCAAACGTTTGAGTTCTGCCAAAGCCTGATTGTATTTGGTTTCTACATTAGCAACCAAATCCTGTTCACCTTTCATGAACAGATACGCCTCGCGCAAAGCGCCGTACAACAACACAGGATCATAGTTATCCCCTAGCCATGTGCGGCCATCTGGCGCTGTCGTGATTGACTCTGGGTAATAGTAATAGTGCAGCTCTACCGTGTACGCCGCATCCGGCGTGGGACCCAAAATAAACGTCAACTCATCAGTCACCACATTGCTTGTGGTAGATGGACCAAAGATTGCGTAATACTGCGGCAACCCTGTATCAGCCGGCGTGGGGTAGGCTTCACGGATGTAGTTCACATCCTTGTTTAGCAGGTAATGATAAGTTTCGTTGGCAGTACCGTAGTCTTCAATAACTGCCATGGAATACGACGCCAAAAAGTCATTTGGCGCCGACAGGTACTTGTTGTTGGCAGACAGGATGCCGGTCTTGTTTGCACGCAAGGCAGGAACCTGAACCGTGTTGTACACACGAGTTTCAGTTTGCCGCAGGAAAACAGGAATGTTATCTACGAACGTCTGTTCGTAGTTTTCCGTGTACTCCTGTATCGCATTAACAAGTTCGGTGTATGTCATGCTCAGCCCATTGGTCCACGCGCCATAATGCCTTTAGTTGCAGCGCCTGTGCCACGAATCTTAATACCGGAAGTTTTAATCTCCGGGTAGTTGCCCTTGCTAATGCCATCAACCGACGGGTTAATTTGCGTTAGGCGTTTAGCACCTGATTCGCTTTTCGACGCCGTTGCCATCACTTGCTTGATGTTGTTTTTAGCCATGATTGCCCCTTAACCGGTTTTTTGGCTGGCAGCACGTGCCAGATTACGCCCCAAGCGCATACGATCTTCCGAAGTCGGACCACCCTTCTTCATGCCTTTGGCGCCTTTGTGCATACGCTTCTCGTGCGCTTTGACTTCCTGTTTGGCTACTTTTCTCATGTTGTCCATGCTGTACTCCTAGTTTATTGTCACGTTTGCTACTGTTGTTTGCGCCACCAAGTAGTTAGGCGTTAATCCTGCATCATCTGCTCTTGCCCCGCCTACCGGTGCCCAGCCCCACTGAATGATACGACTACCCCCAGCAGGTGTGCCATCTGACAACAACACAGGCGAAGCATTTGCCAACGTCTGTAGTCCAGTGTAGCCGGACTGAATGTAGCTGTTGTCTCTACGTGGCTCCCGCACTGCTTGCGGATCATCCACGGGATACATACCCAACTGCAACTGCGGTTGATCCGGTTCCCAGCACGTCTGGCAAACCTTGATCGTTACCTGTTTGGTCTTGATGACCAGTTTCTTCAGTTCTGTTAGCTTGTAGCGCTGACCGCAACGGTCGCACTCCGCAATACTGAACCGACCCGACGCAAACCTGTTACCCATTACGTAATAAACATCTGTCGTGGCACCAGACGTTCCGCGGCTTTTTCGCGGTCTTCACCTGCTGCCAAATCCCATGCCTCGTCGTACATTAACTTCAACGCCTGAATGCGCATGCCATCTACGCCCGGCAACTTCATTGAAAGCATGTACGCCAACCCCGCAACCAGCGCATTGGTAAAACGAAACGGAATGTCCACCGCGTTCACGCCGTTTCCTGCGTCAAATATGCGCCTAAGACGCCAGTAGTAAAACACGTAATATGGATTTGCCTGTGTCCCTTGATCCGGTGCCGGCCAGACATTGATCTGAGGATGCGCTATATCACCGGTACTTGACCCCACGCGTTGCCCACTTTGGCGGTTAATCCACACCTGAATGGGTCTGCCCTGCGCCAGTTTGTTAGGGATAGTGGAGTAAGTTGAGACGGAGATACGCGTAATATTCAGATCAGTTTGATTGGGCACATCACCAGACTGTGTACGAATAACATGCTCAAGTAGGTCAACAGTATCATCAGGGAGATCATAGGTTGTCTGTCCTTGCACCATGTTGATTGAGCCTTGCTCAATCGTCCACAAGTTCACACCGCGGTTTGCCCACTCGTTCATCAAAAGATTCAAGCTACGCCGTGCCGTCCTAAAATGATAGCCCGTGCGCATCTCAACACCACAACGCTCAAACGCTTCTTCGAAGTACTCGTTGAGTGTCGGGTTGAAATCAGTTGTGTCGGTGGTGTACGCCATTTACTTCTTGCCCATTTTCTTCAAAGTTTGAGCGAGTCTTGCTCTTTGGCCCAATTTCCCCGGTTTTTGAGCAACCGCTGCCAGCTTCTTGGCGGGGATGGGCTTGCCTGCTTTGGCACCTAGCTGTTCGCGCAACGCGCCGGGCTTTTTGATAGCGCTTTGTATCCACTTGCCGGTGGAACCACCCTTCTTCATGGGCTTAACACCTCGACCTTGCAGGATGTCCGCTTGCGTTACTTTGCCGTCTTTATTCAGGTCTGGAAAGTTACTAGCCATTATCTGAACCTCGCAGTTTTCTGGGCTATACCCTTCGGTTGCTTTACAAACTGTTTGCCTGATGCCTTACCTGCCCGTTTAGCCCGCGTCGTTGCCGCATACTCCGCAGGACTCAACGCCTTAATTGCATTCTCCGGCAAATACCGTTCACCGGTTTTGCTTGAAGGCTTGCCGCTTTTCGTTCGCCATTTCTGCTCGCCCCATGACTTCAAGCTTTGCTGCGGGGCTTTCATCTCATCATGCCTCGTGTTTTACCACGCTGCGCTATTCCATCTGCACGGGATGAGGCTGACTTTACTGCACCGCCTTTTTTCATGCCACGAGTTTCACGCTTCATCTGGCTTTCAAGCTCCCTGTCCAAATCTTCTTCTTTTTCTTTGGCAGATTTATATTTTGAAGCCGCGTCGCCTATAAATTCTTTCGTATCCTTAAGAGCCTTGGCTGCTGCGCGACCTCTTGTGCGTAGATAATCTGCCGCACCTCCCATCGGGGTTGGCTTTTCTTTAGGTATTTCGCCAGCCAAAGTTTCTGCTGGAATTGTTAGCGGAGAAAGTGCGACACCGTAAGCTATATCTTTAATAGCTTCGCCTTTTTTGCGCTTAATACGTTCTTCAGTACCAAACTCACGGATACTGCCGTATTTGTCGGATGGGTTTCTTTCCCGCGCAAGATTTTCTTTATTGCTAGCCACGATAACCTCCGCCCTTCGCCTTATATCTCTTTGCCAGTAGCTGTGCCTTGCGGGCTGACCACTGACCTGCCGCCGTACCCTGCACCGCAGATGCCTTGATGCTTTCAAACATACGCTTACGCATACCCGGCTTGGTGTAATTGCCAGCCTGATTAACTTTTGAACGTTTTGCTGCACCACGCACGGCATCTTCTACCGCCGGTTTACCCAACCGCACCGACCCACCTTTTGCATACTCGGTAAAGTCGGTGTCATCCCGTCGCGATTTGGTTTTCGCGCTGGGCATTTTGGAAGGGTTAATACACCCCATGCCGCGTGAGGGCCTCATATCAGCAAGCCTTACCGCCGTACTTCATGCCTTTGCCGCCAGCCATGACAACTTGTTTGCCACGAGTCTTGCCGCGCTCAGCGATACCATCGCGGCTAGGCGCAGCAGTACGAACCGCACCCATCTTGGATGAAGTCATTCCACCTTTAGCGTACTTGGCAGTGCCGCCTTTTTTCATGCCAGCTTCGGCCATCTCATGCTTAATCATGGACTTAGGTGCGCCCTTTTTCTTCATGAAACCAACTTCTTTTTTCATCATCGCCTTTGACTCTTTCATTTCGCCTCCTCCGGCTTTGGTAAATTCGCGTCCCACGGACTGTGGTACGCCTACTTTCTTTGCAAACTTTGGGTTATGCGCTACTGCCTGCATAAACCGTTCTTGTTTGTTAGACACGGTAGGCACTACTGCACCTTGGCCCCAAAGAACCCAATTACCGTACCAACAATACTGCCAACAAAACTACCGACAGCAATCAACACTTTCCAGCCACCTTCTGCGGAGGCTAGTTTCTTGTTGATTTCTTCAATCGATTTGCGAATAGCCGCCACGTCCTCCACCATGGAGTCCATGTCGTCTTGCAAATGCTTGATGTCATTCGCGTGAGTCGCAAGTTCACGCGCTGTTTCTATTTCCGGTGTCATGCTTAGCACTTCCAAGCCCTTAAAGATTTGTTTATCCGACTATTCGGATCACTGGCTGTTTTGGATGAAGTCAACTTTTTCTTCATCCCC